CCCAGCTTTTTGCACGGTGGATGTTGGCGTCAATCCACTTCTTGAACCCCTCCGGAACGTCGCGGACAGCGTTCACGCTCTGCCCGCTTTCCGCGCCGCCGTCGTCCGTCCAAAACTCTTCTTCGGTCTGTAGGATGGGAATGGCGTAGCATAGGTCGTTAGGGTGCCAGCCTGTCCACTTGAAGTTCTTGGGGTATCGGCCTGCGAGGTCGTCGCACACGTCGTGGGCGGGATGCGAGCCGCTGAGCTTTATCTCGTAGCCCACCACGAAATCGAACTGCCTCCAGCGTTCCTGTTCGGCGGTGCGGTAGGCCATGTTTATCTCTGAACGGGCGAGGCGGGCGGCGTTCTTGTAGGAGCTGCGGTAAACGCCCGTACCGGGGTGGTAGGCGGCGGCGTTCTTTGACAATACGAGCCGACCGAAGTCGTTCTTGACGCTGCGGAAGAGCTTGTCGGGAGCATTTAGGTATTGCTTTACGCGGGAGGCGAGGCGGGAGGCGGATGTGCCGTCTTGCACGGCGGCGGAAATGGCGAGTTCAAGCTCCTGCTTATGCTGCTTTGTGAGATTCCACACGCGGCGGGAGAGGCCCATTCCGCCTATTTTACGCTGTTGGAACGCTTTCAGCGAATCAGGGTTGGTCTGATAGTACCGCTTATATTCCGTCCCGTGGCGGTCAATGACGCTGTAAGCGGTAAGCACCTTGTCGGCCACGAGGTCTTGCACGAGGTTGCTCTCTTTCCATTCGTCAGATGTGCCGCTATGGATTACGGCCTGTAAGTCGTCGACGAAGCGTTCCTCCAACTTTCGGATAGCGGCGCGGGCCTGCGGATAGTCGGAAAAGCGGAATGCCTTTGCCGTGCCACCGCCATCAGCACCGGGTGAGTATGGCATGAGGGTGGCGAGCCTCACCGCATCACGGGTCAGCGCATCGTATAGCTGCCCGACAAGTACCACGTATCGTGCAAGCCGCCTATTAAGTTGCTTGTACTTCTTCTTTTGATTAGGGATACGTGGCTTGGCCATTATTTTTTATTAAAAACCTTGTTAAGGCAAGAAATCTTTCCTACATTTGCAGTGCCCCACCCAGTTAAAGCGGGTTGCGAATCTCAAAGGTCGCGTGTCTGTGAAACCGGGTCAGGGCTTTTTTTATGGCCTCACGGCTTCTGCGTTATGCCGCGGATGTACTTCGGGTCTATTTCAGAATAATCTTCGTAATAGATGCTTTTGTGGCCGCGCACTATGCGCCTGATACGGACTACCCACAGTTTTTGGGTCTTTGGCCTTTTGGTGAACTTGTACTTCATGTAACGCCTTGCGTTTCCCTCAGCGGTAAGCCCCTTTGTCTTATAGAGGCCCATGCTGCGGAATCTGCCGAAAGAGAAGCTAAGACCATTTGAATGGGGCTTTATGTAGCTGTTCTCAATTAGTCCATAGTCCATCGAACTGATGCCTTTCAGCATCCTCTTAATATCAACAGGAAAGGGAGGGGGCGCGACGCAGACCACGCGCCCGCCCGCGATGCGGAGATGGGGGCTTTCCGTAAGGGCGGAAAGGCGATTCTTTAATATAGGTCCACCCTCTTCATGGCCGGGCATATGCAGGAAACGAAGCATACCCGCGTAATTATCCGTGAGCAGGTTGCCCGCACGGGTCACGTGCACCACGTTGCCAAGACGGCGAGAAGCGACGCACAGCCTCATACATCGTCCATTTGTTGGACGAGGGATATTCCGGAGAGGGGTGTCTCTGTAATCATTGTTTACAGTGTCCACGCCGATGATATTAATCTCACTCAAAATGTTGCTTTCTCCGGTAATACGTTCTATCAATTGCCGTGGCGTGAGGTCCGAGGATTGTGCCTCGTCATACCTGATTCGGAAAAACACGGTATTCGTGAAGAAGTACCTCTTTCCTGGCCGAGGACGCATCGGGACGGCACGATTCACGATGTAGCGGACTTCCGCCCCGTCGCCTCGCGAGTAGCGTTTTACTTTGGAGGGGAGGGGCGGGCCCCCGTTCGGAGCATCTTCGGTCCCGTCAGCAGGGAGGGCAAGCAGTGCGTACCCGTCGGGGACGGATTCGCAGAACTCCCGCATCTCGTCGATAAGTTTCTTGTCGGCGGCACTGAGCAATCCCGGATTATCGACCGTGGCCTCCGGAAAATTGGCCGAGGTAAGCAGTTCGAGGGAGGCCGAGCCGAGGTGTATGGTGACGGTGCGCATGCTTCCGCACGTGCAGGACGCGCCGTCTCCTTCCGTTTCCTCTACAGTGGTGCGCACGAGTCGGAATGCGCGGACGGCATCGACGGCGGACTGCCCCTCCTTTCCTCTGTTCTCCCAAAGGGTGAGGGTGTAGTCGCCGAGAGCGTGCTGCTCTGTGCCGGGGAACATGGCGGCCAGTTGGCAGGCGTGCGTCAGCTTGATGTCGAGCACGCGGCTCTTCCCCGTTTGGTCCGTGAGTACAAGGGTGAGGTCGCGCCCGGCCAACGGACGCGGCTCGCCGCCGGTGAGGATGGTCCACTCTATCAGTATGTCCTTTCCGATTCTTATCTTCTTCATTGCTTACGCCTCTTTGTTGTTTCCATTCTCCTCCAGCATTACCTTGGCCCTGCTCTTGCACTCTTCCACGTAGGTGTTGTACGCGGCGTACTCCTCCAGCGCGCTGTTTCCGTCCGCGTCAGACGTGGCGGGCGAGAACGCCGCGTTGATAGCCTTGCGCTGCAAGGCGAACTCCTCGCTTTCGGTGTACCTCTCGCGCACCAGTTCGGCCACCTTGGCCTCGTATTCCGCCTTGGTGTAGGCGGGCGCCGCGTCCACCTCCTCGAAGTCCGCGGCGGTGTCGTTAGGCAGCACCGACCCGCGCTTGAAATACGTGTCAGTGCCTATCCTGTGTACCACCTTTCCGTCGGTGGAGAACACTTGGTTTCGTTCTATCTTTATCATATCCTATTGTTTGGGTTGATTATTCGTTTAAGCTGTTACAAAAGTGATTAATCTTTCGGATGCGACAGTGATGATGTCGTCGGTCAGTAGCGCGTAAACGTCAGGATGTAAAGTGATGGTCATTTCTTCCTTCCTACCGTGCGCATTGTTTACGTTGTAAGAGTTTCTAACCATATACTCCAATGATTCCAGCGACAGCAGGGGACTGTCCTTGAAATTCATATCGCTCCAAACACCTTTTATCCACACGTTTTTCAAACTTTTACAGCCCTGGAAAGCATTTGTGAACGGGCGTGCCGTATAATTGGATAGCCTAAGCCCCATTATAGTGTGAAGATTTGGGCATTGTATTACAAAGCCGTTGTAACTACCTGCGTCTCCTCCACTGTTGGAAAATGCGATGACTTCAATATTGATGTTGTACCCACAGAAATATTCGGCACTGATGCCTACTCCGCCACTCCGATAGAATGTTATCGGGAACATGGTGCGTCCTCGGAAATTGCGAAATAGACAGCCAGTCGTATTCATTGTATCCGTGCTGCGGTCTACCATAGTGTAGGCATAGGCCATTTCATCCTCTGTTAAATCATTCAATGTGTTCATCTCGTAGTATCCCGTGGAATCATTGAACTTTGCCCCGGCAAGTTCGTAAAGACGGGTAAACGGTGTCCTTACACCGCGCCCCGCAGCCAAAGCGTTAGCATCGGCGGCTTCGAGCTTTTCTCTCTCGGCTGCCGTCACTTCTTTGTAGTTGTCTATGTGTTCAGGCTTTATCAAGATGCGGCGGGTTGCGAACGTGTGGAAATGGGTCGGGAAACTCTCGGTGAGGAAATTACCCCCCCCATTTACGTAAATCTCTGTGTACTTGTCTATTGTGTTTGTCTGTATCATACTGTGGCGAATGTGATGTTCTTGTCAAGTGCCGCGAGGAGCACGGCATGCCATTCCGTATTGGTCTGGTCGGTAAGTTTCGCATACACGTCGGGGTGCACGGTGATGGTAATGTCATTCTGCTGCAAGGGAATATTGGATACGAGGAACTGCATGCTTGCCAAATTGAGCTTCCCGCAGTAGCCAAGTGGTATATTGCCCGTATAGTTTTCCTTGTTAAAGCGAATAAACACTTCCTCGCACTGGGGCAGTTCCATCATGTTTTCTTGAAGATACTGCTGCACATTTGAAATGATTACAGTACCAATAATTTTCCTGACCTTGGGAAACCTGAATCCATGCGTAATTAGATTGAGATACCCCATTGCGTCTCCGTAGGGAGAAGCAAGATTCACTACCTCTATTATATTATTGTGAAAATCCGTCCCAGCCGTAAAATTGGACTCACCGTTATAAGACATTCGCAGCGGCATGTTTGTGCGTATTGGCAAGCTGTTTAGGCTGAATGAGCCGTTTATATTCAAATTGCCCGTCAGTGAATAAATCTTCAACGCCTCTTCGTATGTTATATCAGTTAGCCCGTTGAGCTCGAAGAAGCCCGTGGCTTCGTTGTAGCGACCGTAGTTTCCGCAGACGACGTTCCACTGGTCTATGAAAAGGCTGCGCTTGGCCGTGTCTATTGCCTCTTCGGCATTCTTGCCCTCGGAAGTCAGCACGAGGGAGGCGAGCGTCTGCGGGTACAACTCCTCGCCCGTGCCGCGTTCTTTCAGTATGGTGCTCTTTGCCATGTCTTTCTTTAATTAGTTACAAAGGTTATCTGTTTGGCTGCCGCTTGCGCCACCAGCGCGTTCCACTCCGCGTTCGCGACATCAGTCAGCTTGGCGTACACGTCGGGGTGGACAGTAATCGTGATGGGGGCGGTGTTCTCGGATTTGGCGACGATGGATTGTACAGACGCAAGCGACAGGTCGGGAGAATCCTCCACGAACAAGTTGTAGTTTCCTCTGATGGCGAAAGTGACAGTCCGCAGGGCGAAGCAATGCGAGAATGCGTTAGGGGCGTTAGATGTGATATTGATACCCACATTTGCGATTATGGTATGGAGGAGGCGGCATTCGGCAAAAGTTAAATGGGATACCGCGAGGTCTCCTGTGCTGAGTACTTCCGCGGAGCATGAGTAGAACGTCTGAGTACCCGACGGCCGGCTTCCCGAACTGCGTGCGGGCAGGTTCGTGCGGATTTGAGCCGACCTGAATGCAGCCGTGCTAATACTCGTGTTCAGTTGCCCGTACCGAAGTACGGGAATGGCTTCCTCATAGGTCAGCCACAGGCGATTCAGGAGGAATGTGTGTTGCGCGTCGGGTGCATTGTCGGGGTCGTATTTCCCGTCAGCTCCGCAGGCTTCATTCCACATATCCACGAAGAGGTCCTTTTTCAGCTCCTCGCGGGTGTGGGTTTGGATGGCGGGGAAGTTTCCGGGAGTCAGCGGTTCTTCCGCGAGGACGTTGGATAATTCAAAGCGCGAAGCCTTGTCGGAGAGCCGCGAGGCAATGTCGGCGAGGAGGGATTGGAGCGTGGTGCCCTCGGAGGAATCAATGCCTGAGAGGAAGCGCACTATCTCGTTGAACTTGTTGATGGCCGCGTCGCTATCCACGTCTATGAGGGCTTGTAGCGCGGAGACCTGCCGGGCGAGGTCATCCAGTCCTGCTGCGGTGGCGGCGGACCGGAGGCGGGAGAGGAGGTCGTCGGTGAGGTCGTTGGTGGAAAGTCCCTTGCCAGGAATTTGCTCCACGAACTTCGCGTTCGCCTCGGTCGAGGTGAGAGCGGCGTCGAGCTTCTGTTTGTCGGCGGCGGAGAGCAGACCGGCGGCGGTGGGGGTGGCTTCGGAGAGCGGGAGGTCGCTCCACGTCCCGTCTCCACGCAAAAACTTGTCCTGTTCGCCCGCAGCGGGAGGGGGTACGAGGCCCTCTGCGCCTGCATCTTGGGCAGTTGCGCCAAGGAAGTTCTTTATTTTCCGCAGCGCGGACTCCAATTCGGCAAAGCCTATGTCCAGTTTTTTCAGTTTCAGTGCCATATCGCTTTTGTAATGCGTCATTCTTATTCTGCATGCTCGAATATATCACTCATGCGCTGCGCCGAAGTCTCGGCTTCCTCCTTGCGTATCTGTTCAAGTGTGGCCGCAGGGTCGGGAGAACGGCCATAGCGGCGGATGCTCTCTATGTGGCTCTCAATAGGCTTTCCACCATTGGCAGACATGCGTCGCTCTATCTCATCCTTTTCATTTTTCTGTATAAACGGAGTTATAATGTGCTCCACCTCGACGTTATCCAACTCTTTAGCCCAGTCTTTTTTCATCTGCCCAAGGAATGATTTAATCACGCTCGTTTCACGCTCGAAAAACTCAATCCATGCACCGCTTTCGTCACCGACTTTGAGGTGTGCATCCGTGAGTAGCGTCTGCCTTGCATCGAAGCCTATATTTCCAAGACTTTTCATTTTCTCAAAAGAAATATCAGGCATCTGCGCCTGCGACCAAAATAAATTCATGAGCGTATCTACCTGAAATTTCAACGCTTCAATACTCTGCGCCCACGACACATAATCCACATCTCCTCCCTCTTTCACACGGTACACACGGCGGCTCTCACCTTTATTCTCTCCGCCTTGTACACTACCGGCAACTTTCAAAATCGGGGCAGAATTATAAGCTATCACATCGCTATTTCGAGAAAGCGTGTATTCAATCTCGTTACGTATATAAGACAAATCAGGATGATATATCGGCTCCTGTCTCCATATATATATGCCGGGTATCTTTCCTGTTTCAACAGGATTAATGGATGGAACTTTCTCCCACACCCCATCCTCCAGTTTCCACTTGTGATGAGCCACGGCGGTGTACGTATCAAAGAAAATGACCTTTTTCCCATCTATCTTATTGGAGTATTCGATAGACATGGCTTTCATATCTCCGAACTCGTCAAACATCGGATAAAGAGAAACCCCATCCATCGGGGAATAAGTCTTGCATTTCAGCTTCCACTTGCTATCGAAGCCATACAGCGTGTTGTTCTGCGGCACGGTATACCAAACGGTGAGCACCTCGCACGCTGCAAAATATGCATTTCCGCGCCTTATATTCTCAGAATCCATGCGCGCATACTTATATATAGCCTCAATGGCAGATGCTATCCTTTGACGAACTTCGTTCCCCTCGATATTGTGATACACACGCTTTACTGGTATCGCAAACATAAACTCAGTCATGCGTCGCGTAAGCAATTTTTCCAAACCTATGAAGATGCGAGAAGCTACCTCTATACCATCCTTACGCACTTTATCTTTACGACCAACCTTATCATCTACTATCTTATGACGAGAGGGTTCATACAACTTCACGAGCTTATCCCACGAAGGAATTTCTAAATACTTATTTTTCAGAAAACTGACTACATCAGAAGCAGGCTTTCCTGAATTAATGATAGCTTCAATATCTTTCATTAGTTATATAATTGACGAGCATAATGAATGGATAACGTTTGCAAAGGTATCGTAATTATTTGTTTTACAAATACACAATGAACCTAATTTTATAAATTATAAAGCGTTACAAAAAGTTTTCCGATTTTCGCGCAGATTACTTCCGAAGTACCGGAAGAGTTCAATGCGCTTTCGTTCAGCCTTGTAAGTAGTTTTGCGGCGTGGGGCGATATTCCCCCATATAACACAAAAACTAAACTTACTTATATGAGCGACACTAAAATCTTTTCATTCGGCGAGAGTGGTGGAGCGGGTGCTGCCAACAACAGCATCGCGGCCATGCTGCCAGGACTTCTCCAAAGCCGGGGCATTGACCCGTCTTATCTGTTGGGAATGATGAACGGCAACGGGAACGGCGGTTTCTTCGGGAACAACGGCGGTTTCCAAGACATCATCGCCCTTATCGTGATTGCTGCAATCTTCGGTAACGGAAACTTCGGCTTCGGAGGCAATGGCAACGGAAGCAAGGAGGGACGCGAGATGATAATGCAGACGCTGAACCGCAACGGCGTGGACATTGCCGCGTTGGCACAGGCCGTAGGCACTTCTTCCGACCAAATCCTTGCGGGCATCAACTCCGTTTCGCAGGCCATCTGCGGGCTTGGGAACCAAATGGGGCAGAACACCAACCAAATCCTCACGGCCATGTTGCAGGGCAACAACGCGCTTACTTCGCAGATTGCTTCCTGCTGCTGCGACTTGAAAACGCTTATCACAACTCAGGGCTACGAGGGACAGCTCCGCACCGTGCAGCAGACGCAGGACATCGTGCAGAACGCCACAAGCAACGCCAACGTGATTGCCGCCAAGATTGACGCGCAGACGCAAATCATCAACGACAAGTTCTGCCAGCTTGAAATGCGCGAGATGCAGAACAAGCTCGACGCGGAACGCGCCCGCAGCGCGGCCCTCTCCGGACAGCTCTCGCAGGAGCACCAGACGCAGGCCATCCAAGCGTCCAGTGCGCAGATGATAGCCCCGGTAAGCGCGGCCTTGAACGACCTCTCCGCCCGACTCGCCAAGATAGAGTGCAAAGCCCCGGAGACTGTCACCATCCCTTACTCCCCCGTGGTCGGCGTGCCATCTTGCGTGGCAGCGCAGTACGGATTGGGCGTGGGCTTCAACGGGTTTCCCGGAGCAAACGGCTTTTGGGGATAACAAGGAAAGGAGGCACGCTATGGCACTTAATCCTTTCACTTGGGTAAACAGGCGCGGCTCGGCGGCCATTCAGTCCACCGGCGTGACCGTGGGAACTGAGAACGTCAAGTTTACTTTCAGAAACCATGCGTTTCTGAACAACTGGTATCGCGGCACGGTGTTCGTGGACCTCGCGCAGGCGATACCGGCAGGCACCACGGGCACGCTCCCCGTCCTCTTCGAGACCAACGGTGCGACGCAGGCGGTTACGAAATACAACGGGGAGGCGCTGACAGCCGCCGACATTCCCGGAACGGGTATCTTCGAGTTTTGGTTTGACAAATCCACAAACACGTTGCAAATACTCACCGGGGTAGTGTAACAAATCAAATTATTAACAATTACGAGAACTGACGAATATGTTCAACGGACTAAGAGAGGGCAGCGCACTCTACATCCTGCGCAAGGGGGACAAAGGCAACGCGCCGGTACTCCGCATCGCGAGTGTTACGAAGAAAACCGACCCGGTGACGGCGGCGGGGATTCCAGCCACGAACTACGGCTTTCCCCAAGAGACCTTTGTGGACATAGAGGCCAAGGCAGGAGATGAGGAATACAAATTCTCCAAGTTGGCAAGCAACGACACCATGCGCTTCTATCCCAACGAGAACACGCTGATAGCCGACAACCGCGAGCAAATCATACAAGAGTACGAGAACATGTGCCGCATGAGCACGCAGGCTCTTGAAACCATGCCCTATCACCAAAGCGTGGTGGACGCGCGCGAGGCGATAATGTGCCAGCTCAACCCGCAACTTGCAAAGGAAAAGGAGCAGGAGCAGAAAATCGGCGCGCTCGAAGAGAAGATGACGGGCATGGAGGGTACGCTGTGCAACATTCAGGAGATGCTTGCCAAGGCGTTGAACGGAAGCGGCAGTTCTCGTAAATCAAACGATAAGTAAACTATGGGATATATTGTTGAAATAACCGAGGACAAGCTGTCCGGTCTCGCCGAGAACGCCGAGAAGATGCTCCGCTACGGAGGCAAGGTGATGCAGTGCATCGACGAGCTTTCGCAAGATAGCCGCATGGGCGAACGCGGCGGCTACGGACGCTACGGGAACCGCCATGACGGCGGGCGTTACGGAAACCGGTACGGGATGCGTGACGAGGACGAATGGGAGGACGAGGACGAATATATGGGCGAACGCCGCGGGCGCAGCTCCCGCACGGGCCTGTATGTCCGCCGTTAATCACTAACCGGGCAGGCCGTGAGATTTTTCACGGCTTGCCCTTAACGAACAGGATACATGAGAACAAGCTACCCCTTGGATTTATGGGAGGACATGCCGTATGACATGAAACGATACATTCAGGAATACGGATGGCACTTCACGAAAAAGGCTTACATGTATGCGGCGGGAAAGATGCGCAAGCTCAACGCCGCGACCGGGAAACTCGAAAAGGTAGAGCCGTACACCAAGGAGCAAGTCAATGACTTGCTTGCGGGATACAACGTGAAGATAGAAAATGGCGAGATGTACGACTACGTGTATGCCGCCCAAATGTGCCGGATGGACTACTTGAAATCGAGTGTCCCCGATGAAGCCCACCTTGCGCTATTCGTCAAGGATGCCATTGACGACCCTGACGCTTCGTCAGAGACAATGTTCAGACGGTGGGTGGCCACGATGCGCGGGAACGGCACGCCGATAGACTGGGGCGAACTGGTATGATACGCCAACGCTTCACACTTCCCGATTACGGTTGGACGTGCTACGCCTATTACGTCGTTGAACGACCGCACGCGGACGAGATACTGGAACGCCTCGAAGAGATAGGGTGCTCAGGGGAGGATATGTGGCAGGCCATCGACAACCTCATGTCCGGCAAGTGCGACACGGGGCTGACCTATTCCAACGCATCCACGCGGGAATCCGTGATGGTCTTCGCCAAGACCACTTCTGCTATGGAGTTCCAGCAGTCGTATCAACATGAGACCGGGCATTTAAAGGACCATGTGACGCAGGCTTTCAGCATAAGCCCCCACGGCGAGGAGATACAATACCTCGGTGACGAGATTGTGGCGCGCACGTGGGACATAGCCAAGCAGTTCCTTTGCGATTGTTGCAAGAAGATACTCACCAAGAAACATTATTAACCGATTAAAAACAAACGATATGTACGGAAACAACGAATCAAAGTTATCAATCCGCTTGGAGGCGGTGCGCCTCGCGACAACGCTCAAAGACGTTACAGCTGAAAACGTTTTGGAGGTCAGCGGGAAAATAGCGGACTTCATCATCGGCGAGGCAAACATTCCTGAGACAGACGACAAGAAAGACTTTTGGGAGCGGACGATGGAAAAAATGCTTGAAGCGCAGAGGGCGGCTGCGGAAAGCGCAAACAAGCACGCGGATGTACCTTTCGTCGGAAACGCCTCTACATTAGGCATATCCGAAGAACAGAAGCAGGCATGAATAAGGAAACCATAAAAAAGTTGGAGGAAGTGCTGAAAAACGGCACTCCCTCCGACTTGTATTCACTTGTGCCATCCTCCCAGCGCAAGGCGTTCGAGCGGTTCGCCCGGTGCTTCGGGTTCACCAAGGAGGATATAGCGAGGTTCATAAGGGTTACTTACTAACGATAAGCATGTGTACGGCCCTCATGATTCTATTTTCGTGATTCCACGTGAAATAAGGTAGCATATCCTTGGGTCGGATACTTCGTAAATGGCCCGGTTGTCCGTGTCGGGAATCAGGCTTTCACGAATAATGCCAAGCCTCTTAAACTCATTAATGTGCATTTGAGCGGTCCGCGCATTCATCGGCACTGCATCCATGTATTCTTTCAGCGTGAAAGTTGTCTTTCGGGCATTCAGCAACTTGTTTATCCAGTCGTATATGTCCTCGCGTTTGCTAAAACGGAATGGCAACTGCGACATATAGTCGAAATTCATGCAGAAATCCATGATGCCCTTAGATATGGCTTCCGGAGAGAATGAATCAATCGTCTCCCTGTCGTCCGCATAGAAGATTTTATTTAACAGGATAATCAGTGAACGTGGAGACTTGTCAGCCAATTCAAGCACTTTCTTCCGGGTGGATTCCTCCGGTATGAGCGTTTCCATCTTGACCGGAAAACTCTTTACCTTTGAAAAATATGCAAGTCTGTGGTTGATGATTTTTTCCAAATCCTCATCTTTCCAACGTATGTCTATATCCTGGAACTTGTCAAAACGTATGCCTTTGTTGTTGAGATTCCTTTTGACTTCTGACCACAGGCTGAATACGACTCCGAGATTCTGCGTGTACAGGAAATCTGTGTCGCTCAATAGTTCACGCAGGAACTCCGAGACGCATTCCACATCGGAATTGAGTTTTGGGCATTCGTCTATCTTGTCAAACAAGACAATGACGGACTTCAAGCCTATGTCGTTGCTTATGTCAAGTAAAAGACGGAGCATGTTTATCAATTCGTCAGTTCCGATGGTAGAGGCTTCTTCTATGCCGACGTGGTGAAAGTCCTCCACTTCGATGAAAGAGAAATAATCCCTGAAAGAATCATCGAAGTTGAACGCCGTTTCGCCAAAGAACGTTCTTCGTATTTCTTCCGCGGTAAGGCGTATGCCTCCCTCTATGATGCGGTTGAGGACCTTTATGTGCTTGTTGAACAAAGAAGCCAACAGCCTTTTCTGCTTCTTCTTTTTTATGACCTTGGCGGTTTCCACGAAATCCGGAGACCATTTCGTGTCATAAAACATTTCAAGCATTACGTAAAACTTGGTACGCTTGCATTTGGACGTATGCTTCAACAGGCCGTTATTGACGGAAAACATCTTGGCCAAGCCTAACGTGATGTTTTTTATAATCAGGTATAGGAAATGGTTGGAATTTCCGTTCAGTGGTACACCGTCGTAACGCGTAATCAGCAGTGGAAGTGAATTATGCTTTGACAAGTCCTCAAACAGCTTATATATGATTGCAGACTTACCTTGCCCCCGCTGTCCGAGGATGAACCGGCTGTTCCCGTCCACAATCAGGTTCCGCAGCTGAACATAGAATGCAGGCTGATAGAAAATCTCATTCAGGATGTCCAGTTCCTCTTCCGCACTGAACTTGGAAAACGGCTCTATTGAAAGGTTGTTTATCTTGCACATGTATGATGTTTTTGCAAAAATAATAAAATGATTGCAGACTGAAAGAGACACTAAAATTTATAGCGAAACGCGCCCATTGGCTTAAACCAAGTCCCTCTTGCGGACTTTACCGCATAGGGTGCAACGCTGAATGAATCTGTAACCCGTGCTTCGACCAAAATCACCATCCACAATCAAATTACGCTTCTCAATGGTTTCCCACTTGTGATGGCATCTGTGATTGTTCCATACGGCAAACACGGCGACGAGTGCGGTGCAAATGATTATAGTGCAGATTATTGCTGTCATTCCTGCGAATTGAATTTGATTACGTCCACAATCCCGGTCTCCGCCAAGGAAGCAATCTCATA